CTTCAGCATCTCCAGCACAAGGTTACGCAGCAGCAGACCAGCCAATCTTGCAACTCGGCCCATTCGCCCATCGGTGTCAAGCGTATTTTTACTGGCGGGGGTTGTCGAGGTTGTATCGTTTGCATGTAGGAAATCTCCGACATTGATTAGAACACCAGTTTCGGACGGTGGCGACCTTTCGATCAGGTTGCGAGCCGAGTCACGCAAAAGTTGTTCCGATACATCCACATCATAGTCATCGCCGCCTGTCTCAGCAGCCCACGCATACATCCCGAAATGATGATCGCCAATCATGTAGCAAGACATTAGCGAGTCATCCACACAATCTGGCGGCGCTACAGGTTCATACAGGTTGCCAACCTCTGACCTGAAGGCTTCTATCAGACCGGCTTGCATTTCCTCTAAAGCGACCTTCTCAGGCTCTTGGATGTGCCACTGGAGCTTTATACCACCATCTTCACCGTAAGCAGTGGACACTCTTTTTGTTGTAAATCCTGGTGCTACTGGGTGGAGTAGGCCATGCTCAGGCGCATCGCCTGCGAGAGAGGCCCGCTTTTTGAGCTTTAGCAGGGTGAAATTTATTGATGATCTAGTTATGCCCAGCTTCGCAGCCGCTTTCCTTTCTGAGCCTTCTGCAATGTACGCCTCAACTACAAGTCGCTGCTGGTCTGTGTTGGCGTAGTTCAGAAGATGTTTCATTTTATTAAGCCTCAACGAGCTTTTGACGAAGCGTTTCAAGATTGCGCTGTTTTACAGCTTCCCACTCAGTACGAGTGCCATATTCATTTCTGTGCAGATAGCCATCTGCGGGGTAGCGAGTTTCTTTTGTTTGCGAAATGGCTTCAAGAATCACTGACTTCGGAACGTCGCTTGGCTTTTGCTTTAAAGGAGGCAGATTATCTCCACCAAAAAGTGATTTATAGATTGCTCTACTTGGCTGATTTGATTTTTGCATATACCTGTCTGGATTGACAAAGGCTTCATTGGCCTGCATATAAAATTTGTATCTGGCGCAAGCAAGAAATTGCTCACTACACTTTGTCCGATTATCACATCCATCGCAGGGGTCGATGTTCTCTGATCTTTCCTGCTCCAAAGTCAAGCCTCTTGCACCTTTCTGGTAAAAGTCATCGGCTGAAATATATGCTGCCTGTATTAAATCCCTCATAAATGCATCTTTATGTGTAAACTCAGGCATAACTCTATGCTTTTATTAGGAAAAAAGCAAATATAGTAAATTCATAGGTTTTTTTTATTAAATAAACTTTCTTGATAAAAATTTTAAATGAGACTTTTTTGGCATTGTAGTTGTAAGATGAAAAGACGTACCGGACGGTGGGTGAGTTATGTCCACCTATAGATTCGGGACAGAAGGCGAGAGATGAGGTTCCCGTATCTAATTCCGGTACGCAGAATCAAGTTTACTTCTCTCGCAGGCAAAAGCCAAACTTCTGGATACGTCGGGAGCCAGTACCGTGATTAGTGATGTCGCATCGTGCATCGGCTGGCAAGAAAGCGAGAAGCAGAGTCTGACCTTTAGAGGCGGGACAAACGGCGTTAAGGCACAAGTAAAGGGTGGTGTTACGAGCCACTGGGTAATGCCCCCAAAAATCGTTGCCGATTACAAGACGACTGCTGGGCCACGGAATAGAATTGTATAGGGTGCCTAATAGCCTCTAAATGACTACTATTGCCTAAAAAAAGTGAGGAGAGGACATGAGCCACAAGCAAGCATGGTGGGAATGGCACAAGAAAAACCCACACGTCTACGATCTGTTCAAAAAATATACACATCAAGCCATAAGTGCCGGACACAATAACTACGGCGCAATGGCTATAATCCAGAGGATACGTTGGCACACTGAGATCGAGACACAGGGTGATATGTTCAAGATCAACAACAACCACGTTCCGTATTATGCCAGGCTGTTTGCTCACGATCATCCAGAGCATTCAGACTTCTTTAGGATGAGAAGCGTAGAGAGCTGACATGACGAATTCAAGGTGGAGTCAAAAGGGAGGAATCCCAAAGGTGGTAAATTTGCAAGCATGGAAACCTGGAGTTGAGTGGATAACGCTTGAAATTACCCGAAGTAACACATACCTTAGCTCAGACATATACAATTTAGAACCATTAGTAAAAAGCAAAGCCGCACAGATGATCGCTGATGCAGCTATACATAAAATGATCGCGAGGAAGATATGATTACATTAAGACCACATCAAGAAAAAGCTATTCAGATGCTGCGCCACTCTATGCAGCGTGGGAATAAAAGAATCATTCTGGCTGCTCCATGCTCGTTTGGTAAGACCCGTACAGCGGCATGGCTGTTGAGTGAAGTTGCCAAGCGCGGCAAGAAGGGGGTATTCATATGCGACCGTATTAAATTGGTTCAGCAGGCTTTGGATGACTTTGACAGCCACAAATTGAAGGTAGGCGTTATCCAAGGTCAGCATTGGCGTTCCGATCCTTCTGCTGATATTCAGATTGCGTCCATTCAAACACTGGCGAGAAGAAGGCAAAAAATAGATTTTGATTTTGCTATTGTGGATGAGTGCCACACGCAGTATGAGTCGCTGACTAACTACATGGATGCTTATGACCGTGTTCCGTTTATCGGCTTAACTGCTACGCCATACTCCAAGGGTCTGGGTACAGTTTGGCAAGACATGGTGGTTCCTGCGACCACAGAGCAGTTGTTAGACGAAGGCTACCTCACTCCTGTCAGGTACTATGCAGGAGCGAAAGTAGATGTAACCAAGGTCAAGACTCGCTCGCTTCCTACGGGTGGAACAGACTACGACCCAAAAGATATAGCAAGCCGTTATGAGAAAAACCCTACACTGAACGGCGATATTGTGAAGAATTGGATTGCCTATGGTGAGGAAAGTCAAACTATTGCATTTGCTTCTTCTATAAAACACTCTAAATTCCTAGTTGATGAATTCCGCCAGGCTGGTATCACAGCAGAACACATTGATGGATACATGGATTCAGAGGAGCGTGAGATGCTTTATAAAGCTCACGACGATGGAGAGTTTAAGATACTGTCCTGTTCAAGACTGCTCAATACAGGCTATGACGCTCCTCAAGTGCGGTGTCTGATTGACTGCTTTCCAACCAAATCTCTAATCACGCACGTTCAGCGCATTGGCCGTGTTTTGAGACTGTGTGAAGGCAAGGAATACTCGATTGTCCTTGATCATGCAGGAAATACTGAGCGTATGGGCATGGTAGAATACATCGTCCCAGAGAAGCTGGATGACGGAACCAAGGAATTCTCAGAGCGCAACCAAGTCAAGGAGAAGAAAGAGTCAAAGGCTAAGGAATGTCCTGATTGCTATAAAATCTTTACCGGCATTCGCTGCGCTTGTGGCTACGAGATACCGATCCGTGAACGGATTGAGCATGACGGAACCATGCTTAAAGAGATCAAAGACGTGATGAAAGAAAACAAGCAGATCACTATGGAAGATAAGTCTCTTTTTTATGGAGAGCTTCTGCATTACGCAGAGCAATACAATTTTAAGCATGGGTGGGCTGCAAACAAGTACAGGGAGCGGTTTGGAGTATGGCCGAACAAAGTAAACCCAGAAAATGTTGACACAATTAGCGATGAAACACACGCATTTATAAAGCATACAAATATCAAATGGCACAAATCACGCGAGAGGAGAGCCAGCCATGCTTGATGAGATACTTCCACACTTAGACAAGGTTAAGTCTGCGGGCAAAGAAAAGTACAAAGCATGTTGCCCTGTACACAACGAATCTAATCCGTCAATGGATATGACCGAGAAGGATGGCAAGGTGCTCATTCACTGTCATGCCTGCGGAGCTAATGGACTATCTGTGGTGAGAGCTTTGGGCTTACCCGTTGGCCTACTGTTCAATGACCCGCTTGATGATTATTCGGCATCTATCTATCGAAGGAATAAACTACTTGACGAGCTGATGGATGCAAGGCTTTATGTTGCTATCTACGAGGCAGCAGAGAAGCGTGGAGAGCGTCTCAAGATGAATGATATGAAACTGTACCGTAAGAACAGAAACAAGATTGAAGGCATTACGGAAAAACTGGAGAGAGATTATGCAAGCTGAAGCTATACTAATCAAACAAACAGACTCATGGGCGCTAATTACACAAGAGAATGAAGTCAGCATATCAGCAACATACGGTGACTATGCAACACTGGCAGACAGAGCATTTGATATGTTAGACAGAAAGGACATCTTTGGCTTTGAAATTCACACAGAAGATGGTACAGTGTCCAAATATCCTCTATAGATTTACTCCCTCGAACGATAGCTTAATGCTATCTTTGGCCCTACTTTCATTGAGTGGGGTCTTTTTTTTGTGTAATATATAAACACACTAAATAAATAGCTTTGGACGTTGATATGACACAGGGCAAGAAGAATCCAGTAGGCCGACCTAAAAAGACACTAGACTGCCTTCCCGATGGCTGGGAGCAGAAGATGTATGAGATGGCCGAAGAAGGCGCATCAGAGATAGAATTACGAGTCATGCTGCACATCTCAGACGATCTGTGGTACCGATTTATTCATGATGAGCCAGAATTTTCCCAAGCCGTAAAAAGGTCGAAGCAACTTTGTCAAGCATGGTGGGAAAGACATGGACGCAAAATGGCTACTGGAGAGAGAGACGGTAACCCTACGGTGTGGATTTTCAACATGAAAAACCGATTCCGCTGGGCTGACCGCGTAGAGCAGGACAATACCTCCTCCGACGGATCATTCAAGCCAACGACCATTAACCTAGTTGGAGTGGCACCGAGTGGCGACAGCGGAGATTAAGATACCGGAGGTTCTCAGGAAATGCTTTGAGAAGCCTTATAGGTATGTAGTAGCTAAAGGTGGCAGGGGTAGCGGTAAGTCGCGCTCATTCGCGCTTATGTGCGCTGTCAGAGCCTATCAGCTATCTATGCAGGGAAAGCAGGGTCAGATACTTTGCGGTCGTGAGTTTCAGAACAGCCTGAGTGACTCCAGCTTTGCCGAAGTTAAGGCTGCGATCCTAGAGGTACCTTGGTTGGCTAAGCACTTTGACATCGGTGCCAACTATATCCGCACCCATG